TATACGGATGAGGGAAATATGAACAACTATGCAGATGAAAGGAGTATGAACAACAACACATACTCGGAAAGCAAAGATCAGGGCGGATAACCCCTGATCTTTTTATTTGGGGTGATTTACCATGAATGATATAAAATTACTGCACCCTGAGTTGCAGGGCATTGTCGCCAGCTTTTTGTCGAAATGCAAGGAGCAAGGCTTGCCAGTATTGATAACCCAGACATTCAGGACAAAACAAGAGCAGGACGATATATACGCACAAGGCAGGACAAAGCCTGGCTCAATTGTGACAAACGTAAAGTATCCGAACAGCGCGCATTGCTGGGGCGTGGCTTTTGATTTTTGCAGAAATGTAAAAGGCAAAGAATGGGATAACAGCGATAAATTCTTTAACAAGGTTGGCGCTATTGGGAAATCACTTGGGTTAACATGGGGCGGAGACTGGAAGGGATTTGTTGATTTGCCCCACTTAGAAATGAGCAAGTATATGCCGAACAGTAGCACAAACGCCTTAGTAAGCAAATATGGAACGCCGGATAAATTTAAGGAGACTTGGGTTACCGCGCCCGCCGCTACGACTGTTCAGCCCGCGCAGTCCGCGCCCTCCGCGTCATCCGCGGCGCAGGGCACAGCCGCCGATCAATTGGTCGCGCTGGGCGTTATTGACAATAGGGATTATGTTAAAGATATTAACGCGCAATATTTCAATGAACTAATGGCGAACGCGACGAAACCTGGATTGCTTCACAAATTGGTAATCAATGGCATAAGCGATGTGGAAACCGGGCTTAAGGTTCTTTTTGACGCTGGAATTATTACGGCGCCCGATCATTGGAGAAGCATTATCAATAGTGGAAATACAAAGGTTAAAACTGTAATACTCGGCATGGCTAACCGAAGCCGGGTTGTGCTGGAAAAGGTCGTTGAGGCTGAAGCTGGCGCTGAGGATGAGAATGGCGAGCTAATTGTGAGCAACGTGGTTATGAACCGGCATAAGAGCTTGTCTTTCCCTAATGGCGTCTATAATGTTGTTTTCCAGCAAGATCAGTTTGTCACGGTAAAAAGCGGCGCTTACGCTAAAGCAAACGCGAGTGATAAAACGAAGCGGGCCATTAATAGAGTGTTAAACGGGGAAGATCTGTCTAAAGGCGCTTTATATTTTCAAACACTGGCGAACGCGAAGCCTAGCACATGGCATGAAAAAAACTTGACTATAGTAAAGGATTATGGCGGTCTCAGATTTTATAAATGACAAACAAGAAAACAAACGGGCTGGCGGATAGTTCGACTGCCAGCCCCGCTACAAAAAAAGAACTCGTGTATAGGTGTACAAGGTGTGGGAAAAGATATGATAACCAAAGAACGAATTCCTTCAGAATAGAAAGCCCTTTATACGCTGAAAACGATCATTACCCGGCTTTGTGTAAGGCGTGTGTATTCGATATATATAAAAAATACAAATTTAAGTATAACGACGCAAAGAAAGCTTTTTATTTGCTATGCATGAAACTTGATATTTACTATAACGAAAAAGCATATTTTTCGCAAGACCCGAAGGCAATATCCTTAATTCCGGGATATTTAACTCTTATGGGGCAGCCCCCATATGCCGGCCTTTGCTTTGACGATACCTTAAACGATGGTATAGAACCCAGTATGGTCAGCAAGGGGACAGAAGCAAACGTGACCGTTAAATCACTCAAAACCTACAGCGCCGAATGGATGGGGCAATATACAGAATCAGAACTGGAATATCTCAACAATTATTATAAGGGCCTAAATGAAGATTATAAAATAATTACTCAAAACCATAAGGATTACGCGCGTAAAATAGCTCAGGCCAGTTTATATATGAACCAGTGTTACCAAGAACTATTAGGCGGTTCGCAAAACATGGACGCCTATGTTAAAGCTAGGGATACATTTGACACGCTTTGTAAATCCGCAAAATTTTCCGAGCAAACCCGTGGCATTAATGACGTTTCATTGGGCGGTTATGGCGTTACCGCGGAACGCGTTGAAAAAGAAGAATGGATTCCAAAGCATACACCGATTGAAAAAGACGATGTGGACAAGCTTATTGAGTATTTTTCCACGATACGGGAGTCCATATGATCAATTACAGCATTTTAATGGATGAGGAATTTGAAGATGACTTAGAGGAATTCGAGGACATAATTAATGATGACATATTACCTAGCAGGCGCTGGGCATTAGCCGATATGCTTCGGCATCGCGATTTCGCGTGGGAACTGGAATACGACGAATTTGCGGGAGGTAAATGGTAAATATAAATGAGAGCTTATAAAACTACGCAAAATACTACAGTAAATAAAAAAAATTATGCTAAAGCAACAAGCAATGATTTTGTAAATGTTGAATCACCTGATAGTTATACACCCTTAAAGGATCAAAAAATAAATACAAGCGCATGGTCTGAATTTTTTGCGTACTATAGATATTATATTGACGAATTTGCTATTGACATATTAGGAATTACATTATTTCCATATCAGCGGGTTATATTGCGAAGTATGGCCCGTAGTCAAAATTCAATGATTATAGCTTGCCGGGGACTCGGTAGATAATGTCCTGTAATTATCTCAATATTGATTAACTGAGATGAAATTTATAAGTAAATACAATTACAATGCTGATTACTTCAACGAAATTAATAGTGAAGGAAAAGCTTATTGGTTAGGATTTTTGTATGCGGATGGTTGTATTAATCAAGTATATAGAAATGAAAAATTAAAGTCTATGAATTTGGAGTTATGCTTATCAGATAAAGATTGCAATCATATAATGGCTTTTCTTAATGATATAGAGTCCAATGTTCCAATAAAAAATAAACTTGTAAAGATAAATGCTAAAGAGTTTTTATCTAAGAGAATACATATATGTTCGACAGAAATGTGCCGAGATTTAATTGACAAAGGTTGTATGCCCAAAAAAAGTTTGATTTTGAATTTTCCAAATGATGATATTTTGCCAAATGAATTAAAGAGGCATTTTATTAGAGGATACTTTGATGGGGATGGATGTATTTTTTTCAAGCAGTATAACAAGTTTAATAAATTAAGAATTATAATGGTTGGAACAATTGATATGCTGGATGGTATACTAAAAACGTTTTACGATAGCGGAATTAAAAATATTAATAGATACTTATCCGAAAAGGGAAAAGCTTTTCAATTGGAGATAGCAGGTTATGACAATTTAATTAAAATTTATAATTACTTCTATCATGATACCCATATTTACTTAGACCGAAAATTTTATTTATATAGATCAGCGATTGAATACATAAAAGAGACGCGTATTAGTCAATCGGGTAAAGCAGGAGTTTACTTAGATAAGAGGACTAATAAATGGGTAGCATCCATAACTCAGGATGGTAGAAAAAAACAATTAGGTAGCTTTTCTGAATTATCAGATGCAATCATAGTACGTGAAGAAGCAGAAATCCAAAAGAGAATTAATAAGATAGTTGTATAAATGCCGACTTGAACAGAAATGTTCTCGAATAAAGTGCGAGATTAAGCGGGAAAGTCCACTATATAACGGATGACCCGAACCGAAGGCTTGATTAAAAGTCATGTCAGGGGCAGAGCATAAAAGGTGAAACTTATATAATATAAGAATATAATCCTTTCAAGAGATCGCACCGCCTTAACAATTAGGTTGAAGGTGAAAATATATGCCGAACTTATATAATAGTAAAATATAAGAACATAGAGATAAAAAGCTTTATGGATAACATAATTGAAAAGCTGGCTCACAGCAGTCTTTGGAATATGCATGTGCATACTTTATCCGGGCATTAAATGCGGCCTAGCCAGTGGCAATAGCCAGCAAGCCAGAAATATTATAATACAAAAAATAAACGGTGAGTTAGTGCAAAATGAAAACATTAAACGTGAAATTTTATTTCCAATTAAAACAGGTGCGGCGGACTGCGCTGTAACTTTTAAGAACGGATCGGAAATCAGGGCCATCATAGTAGATCAGAATCGAAAAGGAGAAGGCGCCCGATCTTGGCGCTTCCACCTGTTAATAATAGATGAGGCGCGTCTTGTCAAGGATTCCATAATAGAGGAAATCCTCATACCAATGACTAAAACCAAGAGGCCGACAGCTTTAAAATATGGCATGTCTGAAAAGGGCAAAGTGATCTATATATCGTCGGCTTATCTAAAGTCATGCGGTTTATACATAAGATTCAGGCACCATTACGAACAGATGATAAATGGTTCGAGTGAATACTATGTATGCGCCTTGCCTTATCTGATTGGCGTTCAGGCCGGTATTTTTGATGAAGATGACATATTAAAAGAATTGGACAAGCCAAGTGTCAGCATTGACAAATTCGACTATGAGTATCGGGGCCGTTTCGTTGGTTCGAGTTCTGAAAGTTATTACCCCTATGAAATAATTACGCCCTGCCGCAACGCGGAACACGGCGAATTAGAGCAGCCGAAAAAATCTATATCAGAGTACATAATCACCCATGACGTTGCTTTGAGCGATTCAAAAAATTCTGATAACTCGTGTACCCATGTTATAAAACTAAAGCAGCGATCAAATGGCTCATACACCAAGCGCGTCGTCTATACTAAGGTTTGCAACGGCATGACGCTTCCTGAACAACGAAACTTGCTTCGGGAACTTATTCATATAAAGTTCCCTAATGCTATAAAAATTGTAATGGACACGCGGGGGGCTGGTGAAGCACTCCCTTCTTTATTTTATGAATCATGGGAATATATTAATCCCGCCACTGGTGAAGTTACAGAATATCCCCCAATTGTTAGGGATGATGACGAGGCCGGGGCAAAGCTAAAGGATTCTTTGCCAATTATCAGGGCTATTACGGCCACTAACGACTTTAACGATAGGTTTTACCCTTATATGAAATCCTGCTTACAGGACAAAAGCCTAGAATTGCTGTCGTCTTCCGAGGAAGTAGATCAGGATTGGAAAGAGGAAAAAATATCAGATGAGGAATACGCGCTGCATAGGGAACACGATGCGCTTATGTCTGAGTTGGCTAATATAAAACAAACGCTGTCTGAACATAACAATACTATTTATGACCGGATTATTAAGACAAAGAAACGTGACAGGGCGACAAGCCTATTATATGGGCTTTCGGTTGTATATGAATATGAAATAGCAAATAAAGAAAAACTGTACGGGGACAATTCGATTAAGTATCGTTATAAGCCACTGTACAATTAAGGGTTAATATGAGATTGATAAATGGAGAATGCTTATGCGAAATGGACAAGCTAATTGCTGAAGGCGTTAAAGTAGATATGTGCTTAACAGATCCTCCGTATGGCGCTACCGCTTGCAAATGGGACAGCGTAATTCCCATTGATGAAATGTGGCTTCGCATAAATAAGCTTATTAAACCAAATGGTTGTATAGCCTTATTTAGCAATGAGCCATTCAGCAGCTATTTAAGGATTAGCAATATAAAAAAATATAAATATGATTGGATTTGGGATAAGACTAGAGGGTTCACGCCGCAACTCGCTAACATTCAACCTTTGAAGTCACACGAAAACATCTGTATTTTTGGCAATGGTAAAATAACATATTTCCCGCAAAAGTCAAAATTAGGTACGGAAGTCGTAGATATGAGAAAAGGCAAAAGCAGCGTTAATAAGAAAGATGGATCAGGCACAAATATATTTACAAGTAAAAGAAATGAAATGAGTATATATACAGACAGGTATCCTCTTAGCATAATCAAATTTAGCAAAAACCCGTCGACCGAAAAACTACATCCTACGCAAAAACCTGTCACTTTACTTGAATACTTGATTTGCACATATACAAAAGAAAATGAAATAGTTCTGGATTTTACTATGGGCAGCGGAAGCACAGGCGTTGCGTGCAAAAATACCAACAGAGATTTTATTGGGATTGAACTCGATAAAAAATATTTTGACATGGCTAAGAAACGTATAGAAGAAACGCCTATTAGCTTGTTTGGCGGTGAAGACAATTACAAAAGAAATTAAAGAAACAAAAGATTATGAATTTAACACTAATATAGGAAGCGCGGTTTGGCGATTTAGCAATGGCAGGAAATTGCCTTATGAAGTCAGCGAAATACGCAACTTTATTTATGACCCCATCAGATGGAATAAAGAAATACGTGATCTTTGCTGGTGGGCTTACAACGCTAACGGCGTAATAACCAATGTCGTAGATTATATGTGTTCAATCCCTACCTTAGATAGAATTATTTTCACGAAAGATCGAAAAAAACAGACCTTCGAAAATGCCCGAAGGCTTTTTTCATATGTGCTTGATGAAGTAAGAGATAAGGAAATAGTTAGGGATTCAATATTAAAGTGCTGTAATGACGGCATTGCTTTCTATTATTTTATTGATGAAGAACTACCCGACCTGCCTCGTAAAATGTCCAATTATCAAATTCAGGGCATTGTGTCGTTAAACGCGAGGTATTCAGGCAATTACTTCTTAAAGGCGCTGCCGGTAGACTACTGTAAAATCGTTGGCTTTAAAAATTCGTCATATCAGATTGAATTTGATTTGAGTTATTTCCGTCAAATGATTACGACAGGCCAGATGTACAAATTGAAAGGTTATCCGAAAGAAATCCGCGACGGCGTTAAAGAATACATGAGGAGCGGCTCCAATACAAATCAATGGCTGAAGCTGGACAACACTAAAACCATAGTGGTAAAAATCAGATCGAAACAGGAAGAACCCTGGGGGCGCCCGTTAGCTTTGGCGGCGCTTGAGGATATACTATATCGCGATTATTTTCTTGAAACAAAGCGCAACACACTGGATGAAATTAATAATCGGCTGATATATCAGGAGTTTCCAGAAGGCAAAGAAAAGGGAACATCAGCGTTAACACAAGAACAGCAGCATATGCAGCACGATACCGTAAAGACCGCGCTAAATAATCGTCAGTCTGGGAAATGGAGCGTAGCTTTCGTTTCACTGGCCGCTGGGAGCAAAATAAGCAAACTAGATGTTAATACCGACATACTGAAAGACGTTAGCGAAGATAGCTTATTTGATCGAATAGCTGGCGATGTTGGATTTGCGGCCTCCTTGTTGAATGGGAGTTCTAAAGGGACATATGCCGCGCAGCAAACAAACCTCGAACTAATTTCCTCGCAAATATTTACTTGGGTACGTCAATTTCAAGCTGAACTTAATAAGGTTATTAATTTAAACGTAATTCAAGATTCAAACATGTATGTTGAAACAAGCTATCTGCCGATAACATTGAGCAACCGAAACGCAATGGTAACCAACCTTAAGGATTTATATACGCTTGGAAAAGGTTCTTTTCAGGCATGGGTAACGGCTGTCGGTCTGCCATATGACGCGTATCTTGCCATGATGGATGATGAACTTAATTCTGATTTTGAAAATAGGTATCCAGTGCATCAAACCAGTTATACCATGTCTAGCAATTCGGCCGGCCGCCCCGTAACAGAAAATCCCACCAATGAATCAACGCTGGCGACGAGACAAAACGGCGGAAATTTGCAACCAAGGGCAGGTGAAGCCAGTGGATAAGGAATATTCACTTGGATCATATGTATGTGAACTATCGGCGGCTATAAATGGGCGCCGAACGGCGAAATTTGTCCTTCATGAAATCTTTGCGGACCAAACACAGCATCAGAACAATGGAATTTCATGGAATGAAGAATTCACACGGCAGGCCATGTCAACAGTTGAAGGAATGAGTTTTAAGGCTGAATTTTTAGATGGGGAACGAGATGTTCCTTTCAGCCACGGAATGACCGGATACGAAGATGGGAAACCAGTGTTCCAAGATGCCGTTGTAATCGGCTTTGGCAAGAATCCCAAAATAGAGAATGTTTCGGTTAATGGCCGCGAAATAAAGGCATTAACGGCGGAAGCCGAGTTGGATGGCCTTACTTATCCCCATTTTATCAAATGGCTTGATGAACAGTATAAGGCGCAAAGAACAATAAGCGGCTCTGTGGAAATTCTGGGCAGGGAACCATATCAGGAAATTGTATATCTGAATGATTATAAAGATATAGGGCGTGTACCCAAAGAATACATCTACGGGGGATACGCCATTATTAATGTTGAGCCGGCAGATAAGTCGGCTATTTTACTTGAACTTAATCAGAAAGGAGGTATTTGCATGGATAAAGAAATTTCCGATGCTTTTACCGAAATTGGCTCCAAGTTGGAAGCCTTAAATAGTTTAGAAGCAAAGACTACAGAGATAAACACTGTAAAGGCAGAGCTTGCGACTAAAATAACCGAATGCAATCAATTACAAACTTCGTTAAATGAAGCCAATAAAAAGATTGTTGAATTAGAGGCTCAAATTGGGGATTGCGACAAGAAGATGAAAGAACTCGAAACGCAGGCCAAAAAGGCTGAACTAAATGCCGCAATTAAGGATTTTACTGATGCTGACTTAGCCCCTGTTAAGGATTTAATCGACAAATTTAATGCCGATCCAAAGTCTGTTGAAGTAAATGCCATTGTTCAGAAATTGAAAGCGACTAAGTATGATTCTTTGATGGCTGAGATAAACGCAAAGAAAGAAGCAAAAAAGGATACTGATGTCGATTTGATGTTTGTTTCTAACCGCAGGCCGTTAGATAACACTGATTATTCTGACATATTTTAAGATAAAGAATGGAGGGAAAAGAAAATGATTAAATACGATACGATTGGGATGATTGAGCATTCCGAGAAAAACTTCCCATATATAAAAGCGCACGTTAATATGCCGTTTTACAGCATAGTTACGGCGGACTTCGCGAATAATGTAAGCGCGTGGCCGACAGCGACAACTAAAATGACAGATGGCCTTTACCTTGTGGATAACACCCGTGTCGGGGACTGGTTCGCCGAGCCGATCTACACGTGGGACAATGACTCTATTGTTGGGCAGCCCTACGTGAGAGAAGGCCACATGCTTCGCCTTTCTTCGTTAAAGGCACTTGACCAGCAGTTCCTTGTGATTGACGAGAAGCATATTACTTATGTCGCGCCCGCGGATTACTCGACTATTGTGCCCGGCACAACAATGCTTGGCGTCGGTGAGGACGGGAATTTTGAAATAATCGGCAGCAATGCGGGCCGAGCGATTTATTTTCTGGTAACACAGAAAACCACATTAACAGAAAAAGCTGTAAGGGCAAGAGTTATTGTCCAAGATCTGTAATTTACAAACGAAGAAGGTGAACACAAATGGATTTTACAATAGAATTAAATAATTTGAAAAGGGATTCGGATTATGTTATTTCGCCGATTACAAAAAATGGCACTTTAGTAGAGGTTTTCTCTAGGATGGTAAAGGGCAAAAGCTTGGACGGCATTGATAAAGAAAAAGCTGATAAAAGTGTTAATTACATAAAAGAGCTTGGGCAGCGCGCCACATGCGGCGATTACAGCGCAATGGCTGAAGTAAACGCAATTCGCATCTACATGCTTGAACCTGTTCTAATGCGCGACTTAATGCTTTTAAGTTTCATGGGCAATTATGAAGCCCTTGGATATAATGAAACAATCTTTGTTGATAGGCCGCGTTTGGTTGGCGAGAAGTCAAGATTCCAGGCTCTTAACGGTGACGTAACGTTCCCGGCATGGGACTTCACGCGTTATCAGGTGCCGACAATCGCAATTTCTGGCGGTTATCAGGTTGACTACCGCAAGGTTATGTTTGGCGATATGTCTCTTGAAAATATTGGCATGGAACAAGTAAGGGTAGACATGAGGAATAAGGCGCAGAGCTATGTACTTTATACGATTTACACAGCCATTAGGGATGCGGTAGGCGTTAAGTTCTTCTCTGAGAACGCGGGCCTCGTAAAGACCGAACTGGATCGAATCGTTAAGGATGTAAGGCGTTTCGGCAGGGTCACTATTGTCGGCGATTATGCCGTTGTATCTCAAATCAACGGATTCCTCGGTTATGAGGGCACTACGCCAGTTGTTCAGGGGATTTCACAGGAAGCCATGAATGAGATCCGCAGCACTGGATTAATCGGCATGTATAATGGCTCCGTTGTTGCGGAAATTGATAACATGTTTGATATTTCTAAACCGTTACCGACCATGGACGGCTTTGAGACTATATTCCCTCAAAGTCTTCTTTTTATTTTACCGACTGGCTTCCAGTCCCCGATTCGTTCATGGACGAGGGGCGGCTTGACTTCCTTGACTGGCACCGATGTACAGTCCGGCAGGTATCTGACGCGCTTTGATTTAGAAATCGCGGCGGACGTAGAAAAGGGTAATGAATACAGAATCGGTTTGATCAACGATCTCCAGTTGCAGCAGGTTCCCACGCCTGGCAATTCTATATAAGAAGGAAAGGTTAAGGGGCAGGTATGTCAAATACTTGTCCCTTTTAGGTATTTTATGGAATTAGATTTTAATAAGAAAGTGCTTGTGCGTAATACGGCAAACCACAACGTCGCGTTTCGCGCAATTAACACAGCGCAGGATATTGTTATATCCCCAAACGCAAAAACACCCTTAACAATTGGCGAGGTTATAGCACAGTCGTATGGCGGCAATAAGCTCTTTGTCGGAATAGACGGCAAGGGAAGTCACGCGGGTTTATACATAGAAGATCAAGATACGCGAATTGAATGCGGTTTTGAAGATCCCACACAAAATCTGAAGCAGGAAATAGTAGATAAACAAGCCATTCTTGATCTATTCACGATTAAAACCCTAGCCGCGTTTAAAAAGGAACTCCCGAACAAGGTTAAGACTGACGCGGAAAAACGGCTTCTTAGGGAGATTATCGACAAGGGCGAAATTAATGATCTGAATAAAGCAAAAGCCGCCGCTGAATATCTGGGCGTTAAAATTTAACAATTGGGGGTGGTGATATGACGGATTTTGATAAATGCGTCAATGTACTGCACTCCAGCATTAAGGATAAGTTTGAGATTCCAGAAGGGTTATATCGGCAATGGTTTTATAATGCCCTCTCCGAATTTTCTTTGGACATTGGGCTATTGAAATTCGACGACGAAACAAACAATTTTAAAGATGAAAATCCCCCGATTTATGCCATTGGCCTATTAATGGCGAAGTATTATTGCAAACAGCAATTAAGCAGGATTAATAAGCTTAATAATATTGTCGGCAAAGACTTGCAGCTAACCGGGATGGGGCAAGCTAAGTCTGCTGTATATAATGAATATCAAAGCATTTTATATGAGATTGAACAAAAGTTGCATAAGTACAAAAGACATGCCTATAATTAAGCCCCTTGCTATTTTGAACGGTATGGTATATAATATAGCGAAGGGGTAAAAAAAAATGGCGAGTGTTTTTGATACCGCGAAATATTTATTAGACAAATTAGGGAAAATGAGTACGTGGAAATTGCATAAGTTGTGCTATTACGCCCAGGCTTGGACATTGGCATGGGATGAAAAAGAACTTTTCCCGGAGGACTTTGAGGCTTGGTCTAACGGGCCGGTTTGCCCTGTGCTTTTCCGTGAGCATAAGGGTATGTTTATGATTGATTATAATCAATTGAAACAAGGCGATCCATCTGTATTCAATCCAGAGGAGAAAGAAAATATTGATATAGTGTGCAGGGACTACGGCGATAAAGATCCATACTGGTTAAGCGAGCAGACACATGGCGAAGACCCTTGGCGCATAGCGCGCGGCGATTTGCCGGTTGGAGCGCCTGGCGACACTATAATCAGCAAAGCGTCCATGGGGCTATATTACGGTGGCTTATGATGTCAAATTCGACTAAAACAAAATCTGTAAATCCTAAAAAGGCAAGGTAGCCTGATGTTCAACATAGCGAGAGAATTTATGTGCCGAAAGGCACTCTTTTATTGGGGTGATCATATGTCAGTTGATTGGTACTTAATGACCGAGAAGCCATTCTTTAACAGTGGATTTGAACATGACGAACACTTTGCTTTCGCGTATGATGGCTTCAATGAAATATTGGATACGACTGCTTTAGGCGATGAAGTAACATTTTATTATAATGGAATTATCAATGAAGAAAATTCGTTTCGCACAAAGGCTATAGTCCAGAACAATTCTACCGATGTTATTGATAATGACAAGGTAAAACAAATCCTTTGCAATATTGGGACACTGGAATATGGGGTTTATGTTTATTATAAAGGCAAGTATTTCTTGGTTACGGACGTTCCGGGCGACAACAAGTTTTATGGGAAAGCGATTATGCAGCAATGTAATTATCTTCTTAGGTGGATAAACAATGTCGGCAAAATAATTGAACAATGGTGTATCTTTAAAAATGTAACGAAAGATTACGCGACAGGTTTGTCAGAAGGCAAGAAGCTGATATTAGGGACAATGACCGCATCATTATATTTGCCCAAGAATTCCGAGACTGTAAAACTTAATATGAATGACCGTTTAATAATTGATGACTATGAGTTTGGGCAATTATATTTCCCAGCGGTTTATAAAATTACGAAGCTTAACCTTATTCAAAAGACCGATCTGCGTAATTCGCTCTATATCTATACTTTAGAGGATACGCAGTACAATATTGATCAAGACAACAAAGAATTAATGATCGCTGATTATTTTAATAGAATAAAGGTTTATGACATTGATGTTATTAGCCCTTCATATATCGAAATCAGGGTTGGAGATACATTTGACATAAAGGCGAAGGTAACTATTAATGGCAAGTATTCCGATGAAGAAATAGCGTATCGCGGTTCAGATAACACTATCGCCTATATTGATGGCAATACCGTAACAGGCGTTAAAGTTGGTTCCGCGATTATATATATTGAAAGCAATGGCGTAATTAAGGAAATAAGGATTAGCGTCGTCAACGCCGTGCGCAGATTTCAGAATGCTTCTCATATTGAATTCTCCGGTAGCACTGAAATGAAAATAGGTTTATCAAAGAAATTTGAGGCTCTATTCTTTGATGCTAATGGACAGCAGACAAGAGATTTTCCTATGTGGAGTATAGTGGACGAATATGGGAATGCCCCTGATTTTATAGAGAGCAAAACTGAAGGCAACGCGATTTGGCTTAGAAGCTCCACTATAGATTGGGTAATTGGCAGGCAAATAACATTGATTCTATCTGGTTCTGGAGGTCTTGCGGAGGATAGGGTTCAATTAACAATAACAAGTTTAACATAATAAGTAAAAAGGGGGATAAATATGGCGATAAGAACAGTCAATATCGGCGATGAAAGCCTATTTCGCACATTAGACACAGTAACGTTCTCGAATGTTGACGTAGTGATTCTTCGGCCATTGCCCGAATACGCAAAACAAAATACGGCGCAGGTAAATAACTTTGTACGGGTCTTTGATGACATGGGCGATGAACTGCCTGAAATAATGGATGGCGATATAGACCTGCCAGCTAGTGTCGGCAGCTTTTCTGTGGGAAGCGCGAATATGATTCGTATCGCATTTGCTAAAGGCGCGTTTGTGGCAGTCGAACAAGCGAGAAACCTGGTTAATAATTATAGCGTTACATTTCAGCTAACGGATACGGCCACATATCAGAGTGACGCGTATGATGTCAAAATATTTGATTTAGGCACGGGCGCCAAGATCTATGACAGTATTATTATTGGTGATCAGCAGTTATTGGCTCTCATGAAAAGCCATGTGGAGGTTGCTGATCTTGGGCCGTTTGGAATGAACCCGTTTCGATTCGTGATTTATCCGTTAATAAGGCCATGACAAATAATAATTACACTCAGATTCTAAACGCCTTTGAAAAAATCGAGCAAAACATTGGCTTAAAGCTTATTCAAAATAGGGATATATTTAAACTTCTTCATTTTGAGGATTGGGATATCAATCCATACGATATGGATATTGATGATTCCCTGATCGAAAATATGCTGACACAATTTGATGAAAATCATAAGACAAACCAAAATTGCCGCGTCTTTTTTGACCCATTTGTAGCGGCGCCTGAACTATTACAAAGATCACAGATTCGTATCTTTCCGATGGAAGTTGATCCTGTAGATATCTATGAGGCCACTATCGACATTCAGATTGATATTATAGTGAATCTGGCTGTTAACAAGTTCCGTGGCGGAAGGCGTATGAACGCGCTTGCCGCGGAGGTATTAAAGGCGCTTAACGGGCAGGAAATTGGCCTTACAAGACCTTTGGAATTGATTGATAACCCGCTTAGGTTATTCCAATTTAAAGATGATTTTTGGGGCTACATAATATTTTTAAGGACTGGGATTGCGGCCAATGGATTCTAGCCTTTTTTTAGTGTCCGGGATTTGTCAAAAAGCTAAAAGTCTGGCCTTTAATGAAGGTTTTGACGTTAAGGGAATTAAATTTTATCCAGTGAAGGTTAAATATCTATTTGAATTCTATATGGTCGTTTCAGTATTAATGGTTCGGCAGGATAGGACTAAAGATAGAACATTAATGAAGCTTCCGTATTTATGGTTCCTTTTATACGCGTGGGACAAAGCGGATCAATATCAACGGTTTGACTTCTCATTCTATATGACTTCCCTTCTTGCCTTAATTGAATTAACAACAGGCGAATCAGATATTGATATTAATTATCAGTACAATCAGAACGGCAAACTCATAAAATGCGATTTGATAATAAAAGGCATAGAGTTTAACTACAAGGAATTTGAACAGATACGCGAGGTTATACTGGAGCAGGCTGGTATGGATTGGAATATGGATTTCGTCAATGAGGATGCGGAAAAGGCCGTACAAGAAGGCATTGATTTTGAGAATAAACAGAGTGGATTCATAGCGCCGAGCTTAGAGGATCTCTTAGATCTGACAAGCATGTATTTACATATGGGCGTGGATGAGATATGCGAGAAATTCACAATAAGAAAGTTTAACAACCTCGTTAAGAGGATGGCTATATTTGAAGAATACAAGCTTCTTCGCGGCGCGGAACTAAGTGGAATGGTTGCTTTAAAAAAGCCGGTTCCATATTGGGTGGCTGGCCTTGAAAAAGCGGACATCTTTAAGAATGAAAATAAAAACTATAGAAGTAGTAATTTAATGAAAATATAAAGGGTGGTTAAATTGGCAGGTACAAATATACAGCAATCAAAGCCTACTCGCTTTTTAAATAAAGTCGGTACATTTGTTGCTCAAGACCCCGTAACACAGTTGGTTATGTTTACGGGTATTTTCAATGCTACAACCAATGTCAGCGTTACAATGACGCCTGTGGATACACGGGGCGGCGTGGGCAACGCTCTTTTAATGCGGACATACAGCGATAGAACGGTCGAAGTTACGCTCACCACGAGGGACTGGAACCTTGAATATGTCGCGGCCAGTGTCGGCGGTCTAATAAATCCTGGCTTGTCAGAACTCTATGATATCGAAGTCCCGGTTCAGCTTAATAATTTAGGTGTTGGCGCGTTGCCGAGGAGCGGCATTGGCATGGTTCATGTCAAACTGCCTAACGGCACGAAGTTTGATGTTCCGATCGCGGCGGATAACACGATTGATTTATCGGAATTTGGCGTCGCAGATCTATGTGTAAAATGCACTTATCGCTTCGCCACGCACACGGATACCGTAACGATTAACACGAGCGCATCTCCGTATATTATACATCTGTTCTTGCAGAGCGGTATTTCCGATACCATGAAAGGTTTAATGGGGCAGGTTCTCGTTGAGATTCCTTCATTCGCGCTTGACGGCAACTTTACAATTGAAACAAACGCTGACGGCACGGCTGCCGAGATTACCCTTGTCGGTGTTGCCCTGGCCGTAGACGGTACTGAGTGTAAGGAAGGCATGGTATATGGCTATGTCCGCGAAGCTATTGAGGACTACAAGGCGCCGCAGGTTATTGAGATAGTGGCCTCCCCCTCCCCGATGATGCTTTCATTGCTTCCCGCGCCGGAAAGCCAGACAATATCGGTTGTTGGAAATCGCGGCATAATGGTTAGCACTGTGGGGATTGCCCCGGCGGAACTGACTTATGTTTCGGATACCCCGACAGTCGCGACGGTGGATGCCATGGGTGTTGTAACGGCTGTAACCGCTGGCGAGGCGGTTATTACGGTTGCATACTCTCAGCCTACGGGAGATTTAACAGATACCATTGATGTAATAGTAGCGTAATTTAAAGGCAGTCATTTATTTGACTGCCTTTTTTTAATTATAAAGGCAGGAGTATATATGAGGATTTTTATTTCGCAACCGATGGCTGGCAAAACAGACAGAGAAATTCAAACAAAGCGAGACGCTGTAATTGAAATGTTGAAAAGCAATTATCCAGATTGTGAAATTCTTGATACGTTTTTTAAGGATGACAATGGAAACCCTGTTGAAATGTTGGGCAAGAGTATTTTAAAACTAAGCGAGGCTGACTTAGCCGTATTCTTAGACGGTTGGGATATAGCGCGAGGTTGTAAAATCGAGGAAATGATAGCGCGGGGATACGGTATCCAATGCTTGTATTTATAAAGGGTGAGTTTTGTGGACGAAAATGAATATGACAACAGGCGGCAAGAGCCAGAGGTTAAAGTCGAAAAAGTAAAGAAACCAGCAAAGAAAAAATCGAAGGTATACCAAGCCAAGATTATCATGCGCTCAAAAAATTCAATAGGAGTTCTATTTAAAGGTTACGGTATTCATATACACACAAATAGAGAATTTCCTGAAGATTTGGTTGATGTTTATTACGTGAATGATATAGGGCAGCCTAATTTTGAATGCTGGCTACAGTAATGCAATGTGAACATGCTGAAAGAAAAGGGATATATCTGATTTGCAAAAAACAAAATATTATGTGCGTCGCGGTAAAAATGTGCTGTTTAATAAACAAATACATAAACAGCGAAAGGGCAAGTCAGATGTGTAAATATTATAAGGCAATTTAATAAATAAGAAACGGAAGCAATAAATGAAGCTATTGGCGTTGGATCAAGCAAAGAGATGCGGATACGCGGTCTTTGAAGATGAAAAGTTAATTGAATACGGCGTAAAAATTTTGGGCGGAGAAAAACTAACCTATGATGACATTTTATTGCCCGCCTCTAATACGATAAAAAGGCTTATTGAGTTTTATCAACCTGATTTGATATGTATTGAAGATATACAGTATGAACAAAGTATGTCGGTATATCAGAAATTGAGTATGTTGAAGGGCGTTCTACTAAGATTATTTAAGGAAATGGACAAAAAATATCTGGTTGTACAGCCTTCAAAATGGAAGAACTATCTCAAAATACTGGGGAAAAAACGAGAAGAACAAAAAGCTAATACAATAAAAATGATGCAGGAAGTGTTTAATTTGAATAATTTAACCTCGGACGAGGCTGACAGTATCGCTATTGGCTACTACTGTATCAAATCGAAAGGAGGTAAATGATTGAATATTTTAGATTTGCATGAACTTGAAAAAAATAATAATGCTGTAACTGTGACCATTGGACAAATTGGCTCAGAAGTATTGAATATGCATGTAAAAAAATACCTTACTATCGGTGAATTCGCTTCATTTGTGCATGATATGCAGGAAGCCGAGTTTAGCGAAGAAGATAATGATTACGCGCCGGAAGTTGGCCTTATAACCTATAAGCTTGCTCTTGTTCGGATGTATACGGATTTAGAGCTTCCCGAAGATGTGGAATTAGCTTATCAGATTATTAATGAGTTTAATCTCGATACGAAGATTTTGGCCGTTTTACAGGATTCAGAGCAATACACCGATCTTTTAGAGGTAATTGAACGCGCCATAAACTATAAACGCGATTCAATGATCGGCGTAAACAAATTATATAACACGATAATTGACGCTGTTAATTCAGTTCCGTGGAAGAAACTTGGCAATTACGCGGAAGAATATTTCGATCCGAAAAACATGAACCAATTAGTTGATCTTCTTGTTGAAAATGTGGGCAACGGCAAATTGGATTCTTTTATTAAGGCTTTGATGTAAATGAAATATAAAGATATTATTGGCCAACTGCGGAAGTCCGTTGATACAGTCTTAGATAACGAAGTATTGAATGCTGTTCGGGTAGTTGAGGCAAAAGCTATAGCTAATGTTGTTTACAGCGTTTATGAAGAGCCAAAAGTATATGGACGTCGCGATATAGAAGGAGGCGGATTGCCCGCCCCTGAAAATATTGTCGGGAAAGCAAGTGACGGCTATATTTTTATAACAAATATAACCCGGCCACATCCTGTTTACGCGGGTTCAATCCCCCTAAGCGGAAGGATAGACGAAGCTATAGAATACGGGGGCATGTACGATTATCCGGTGCCCCGTCAAGTTTATGGATCGCGGCCTTTCACGAGGGCTACTACATATAGCCTGCATCAAGGCAAGCAGCACGTTAAGGCGCTTAAAAAAGGATTAAAAGATATGGGCTACGACGTGTTATAAGATTTTTACAACCAACTGACAAGAGAGAAGATGATGAAGATGTCTATTGGAACGCTCTCAGCTTCGTACAATGTGTCATGGCTCACAGTCGAGGCCGATGCAAACGGAGAAATGTGGTATGACACAAAATTAAGTAATGAGCGCATAAGTGTTTTAGAATGGTTTAATAAAAACAATCAGGCTGGCGCGGTATTAAAAAGGGCGTCCTGCAACTCGATAACGATTCAGGCGCCGATGGATGATCTTAGAATATTTCCTTTGCGGCGCATAAATGATAAACCGCAGTTCGGCATATATGTTGAAGCTGGCGCCTCTCACGTATTAAAAGGCATCGAATTCGAGGGCATTCTTGTGTCGGGGCCGGCAGGACAGAGTATTCGCTTCTATTTTGATAATTTCTAAGGGGGCGAGTAAATGCCATTATTTATTTTAGGGGGCGCCGGAGGCGGAGGTTCGGTCGCCAATCAATTCAGAATTTTAACATTTACAAATGATGAACAGTGCAATGAAATTGGGACAGTAGTAACGTCGGTCACTTTCAATTGGCAATTTGCCAATGGCGTTCCTGTTGAACAGTCTATTCAGCCTTCAGTTGGCTCTATCCCTCCGGGGGACAGAACGGTGGCTTTACCCGAACAGCTTATAACCACGGATACAACATTTACATTAACAGCAAAAAATGAAGAAACAACAAGAACAGCGACAAGTTCTGTTGGATTTTACTACCCAACATTTTTTGGATCTGTGCCGAATATCAATCCGACCGAAGCGGACATTCTTAACATGGCAAGATATGTTAATGGATTCAAGCCATTTACGGCTACTGTTAATATCAGTAATGCGCATAGCTGTTTTGTATCCCCAATGACAAATCCGATTATTGATATACGCGAGCGCATATTTGGATTGAGCTTCTGGGATACATTTATAATTATTAATAATGTTCCAATTCATATGCTCGACGGCCTTCCTGTGTTATGCAGGGTTGCGGTACGGAGCATACCAGAAGATACTATGGGACTGGATATACAATTGGATGTTATTTTTTAGGAAGGTGGCGAATATATGGCATCATTATTTCCGTCAAGTCTATTAAGCATAATTAATAAGCCACTTGATGATAAAACCGTAAAAGCAAGCATAGCGGAAAGAGACGCGATACCGTTGCTGCATAGATATCGCGGGATGATAGTGCTTGTGCAGAACACAGGCAATATTAGGCCGCAATTATACTGGCTTCCTACTGATGACCTGTCAAACTGGGAAGAGATGGATTTAAGCAAGGCAATAACGGCGAAAACCCCCAGCCCGCATATTTTTGGTGAGATATCTCAAGTTGATCTATGGAACATTGTTGCTGAGAGAGTATTGTTGCCTTGCGACAATTGGACTTTGCGCGAAAGCGCGGCGGACAATGATTGGCGTTCCGTCTGTTACGGCAACGGCCTGTTCGTGGCTGTGGCTAGCAGCGGCGAAGGGAATCGTGTAATGACCTCGCCGGATGGCATTAATTGGACATCGCGCAAAAGCGCGGCGGACAATGACTGGCAATCTGTCTGTTTTGGTTACAATATATCCACTGGCCGCGGGCTGTTCGTGGCCGTGGCTAGCAGCGGTGAGGGGAACCGGGTAATGACCTCGAAGGATGGGATTAATTGGGGTTGGTGCAACAGCGCGGCGGATGATGACTGGCAATCCGTCTGTTACGGCGACGGGATGTTCGTGGCCGTGGCTAGCGGCGGCAAAGGGAACCGGGTAATGTACACACAGGATGGGTAT